GTTGCAACCCGCTTTCTTGCCGTGCGGTTGCCAGCTTCTGCAATGACTTCAGTTCACTGATCGCGCCCGTATCACGCAGCGTTTTGATCTGCTCTTCAACAGAACGGAGTTCGCTCAAGCCTCGGGTTGCTTGTTCTTGCAACTCCTTCATGGACTCGCCAGGCAACCTAATCTGGCGCTCCAAGTTTGACTGTTGAGCTTCACGCTCTAGTCTTTGTCGTTTTAATGTTATTTCCGCCAAGCGATCTTGAAGCTTGAGTTTGTCTTGGGTGGTCTTGGCGACTGTCTCTAGGCCGCGAAGCAAGATCGTCTCTTCTTCTGCAGACAGCGCACGAAGCTTTTCCGTAAAGTCTTCTTGGGCAGCCAAGCGTGCATCACTTGCATCTTTGAAACTCAGGTAGCCCTGACTTTCGTAGAGGTCAATGATCCGTTGCCTGTCCTTGAGGATGGCACTTTCCACATCTACCTGGCTCTGCAAACGCTTAATCTCACTGTCGATACCTGCCATTGCATTAGCAGTAACAGCGCCAGTCGCAGTGCTGTAGTTCAACTGCTTCCTTGGAGTAGCTGCCTGAGTGGCTGCGTTGGAAGCCTCCGTGCCCTTTCGGATTTCGTCAAAACGCTTCGTGACGGCATCAGCCAAAAGAGGCATATCCCATAGATCGACATAGTTCTGGTTTGACTGCGCCACGATGGCATTTCGCTTCTCAAGCGCTGCCTGCAAGCGTGAACGGTTTTCATCCGAAAAAGGATTGAGCCCTTTGCCTCCAGCCAAGAATGTTCCAGCCAGCTCAATATCTGCCCAGACGGCAGAGAAGCTTCCAATGACCGATTTGATCGTGTGACCAATTCCCATCAGTGCATCAATCACCACTGCAATCGCATAAGCCGTTTTCTCTGCCCAGTTGGTCAGAGTACCTTCAGCGCGCATGCGCTGAATACCCTCAACTGCGTTATCGGTTCCCAGAAAAACACGCTTGAGTTCTTGTGTCAAAACGGACATTGAAGGAATTGCCGCAGTCACCAAAGTCTGAGCAACGAAACTCGACTCTGCTCTCATGCGGCCCATTGCCTTGGAGGCGTTGTCTGCTTCCTCAATTTGCTTGGCAGTCAAGCGAATGTTCAGGTCTTGGTTTTCCGCTAAATCTTTAAGGAACGGGAGCATGGTTGCGCCCGACTTACCAAAGAGCTCCATTGCAATTGCGGTCTTTCCTGCACCATCTTCAAATTCTGCTAACTTGAGCGCGACATCATTCATGACCTCTGCTGGATCACGAAGATTTCCACTGACATCTTTGGCGCGGATACCTAAAAACTGAAGCGCCTTCGTTGCCCCAGCAGTCTCGTCATCCACTCCGGCTAAACCTTTGGAGAGTTTGGCCAAGTTAGCGCCGATTGCCTCTATAGCTGTTCCAGATATGGTGGCCACCGGTGTAAAGCCTGAGAGCGCCGTAGTACTGGCACCGGTTTTCTCAGAAAGACTCTGAAGCGCCGCAGCGGCCTCTAGGGTATGACTTACAAAATCTCTTAGTGCTGCCACCGAAGTCGCACCAATCGCGACTGCAAAGGTTGTCTGAGCAATGGAAGAGACCCGCTGAAGCGAGTTCTTCATGTCATTGGCATGGCGATCCAAGAGCCGCGCAGTTCGCCCGAGATCGGCGCGAAACTCAGATGTCTCTGCAGACAGCTTGACAACAAGAGAGCCCAGATCAGCCATGCTTTTTGACCCTGTGAGCAAACATTGACTTAAAACGGGCGACGTTCAGGTGGGCCTCATCAATCGGCTCTGGTCGTTCGATAAATGGCATGAAATCTTCAGGCGTAAAGGGACGCGTGTGCTTGGTACGGTTGGCGTTGGCAAAGGTAGACGCAATCACACCACTTCTCAAATCAGCACGCATATCGCCAAAAGGCTCCATTTGATAAAAGGCCATCCACTCGGTTATTTCGTCTGATCCGATCCGCTGCAATAGCTCACGAACTGGCATGCCAAGCGCAAGTGCCAGGCGAAAAGCGAAGCGCCGAGTGGGATTGGCCTTTAGCCCTTTTTTGCTGTTTCAGCCTGCTCGATGCCAATACCGTTGAGACGCTGAGCTACTGCAAAAACTCTGTCCAGTGCGAGAGCACTTTTTCGGCCAAGCGCAGTGATTTCGGCATCCTCAAAAAGTCGGTCGCCCGTCGCATCGCACAGGGTCAACGCAACAAGCCTGGCTCGAACGTTTTCCATGCGACCTTCCTTTGCGCCATCGCGCGCAATCAGGCTGCTTTCAAACGCATCGCGGTCGGTTCCACTCATAGTGCGGACATAGACATCACCACCCCATTCAGGCACAAGGACGGTTTCGCGCGGCAGATCGTCGGCCGCCAGGATGGCATCTTTAGTAAGGATGTTCATAGTCTTCATGCCTCCGTGATGTCGCCATCGATTTCGATCGTGACGCTGGCTTCAACGACGGCATCCACACCACCTTGAACACTGAACTGTGTAACGTAGCCGTAGAAAGTCCATGTCGCAGCGGGCGTGGTGTCCGTGAAGGTGATCTTGAACTGGCGACGTACTCGGTTGGCTCGATCGGTGCGAAGACCCTGATGGACCGTATCGTCTGGGTTGAAGTGCAAGCTCAGAGAGAGTTGACCTTCATCGCGAAGACCGACTCTTTTCTCTTTGGCTGTTGAAGCAAGATTGGTAACGTCAATAACTGAGGCTTGACCCCCAGGTCCCTGAAAGGAGACTACGTTGGGGATAGTCTCAAAGGTTGTGGTTCCAAACCGGGCAATGGTGATGCCCTGCGCGGTGATGGCAGTACTAGGCATAAAAGGCCTCCATGAAAAAATAAAAAATCTAGCTACCGTTACCGGTAGTAGGTGAAGTCCACAGATATCCGGTAAGTACCGGATTCATCATCGAAATCGGTAAGGCCCATGCGTACATCGGCCACCGTTTTGATACTGGCTAGCAAAGCTGCAAGGACCTGCTCTTGCAGTTGTTCGCAAGCAATCAGCGTCCTTGCATAGGCGTCAACTTGCACCCTCGAGCGCCGCAGTTGGTTGGGTCCGTCAAGGGAAGCAACGTTGGATTGATCTATAGGGGTGTAAACAAGCGTCGGATACTGTGCGTTCACAGGTGCAACGATGGCGTAAACCTGTCCAGCAGCCAGATGCTTGATCGCGTCATAGAAATCCTGCATCGCTAGCGTCCATTCAAGGACCGAGCTTCAATCTCGATGCGCTGGGTAAGACGCTGCTTGATGGCATCAACCGCCGCACGGCGACGAGATTCCAATGCCGGACGTAGGAATGGCCGAGCAGCCATCTTGCGAGTACCAAATTCAACGAAGCGCCAGTACCAAGCGTCTTGCGATAGGTTGCCCCGCTTACCCTGGTTACGGAATTTTTTACCGTGGCGCACCAGAACATAAAACGTCTGGCGACCTCCACCGGAAAGCTCTCGGATGTGCTTCATGATCACCGAGCGTTTGAGCGTTCCGGGAGGTGGCTGCTTTGAACCAAGGGACTGCGCAGCTTTAGGAGCCTGTGCCCGAGCCTCATCCCGTATGACCTTTGCACCTGCATAAACCGAGGCTCTGAGTCCTCGATTAGCAACACGATCGGGAAGTTCACGAAGAGCACGATCAAGCTGAGCAAGTCCTTCAATTCGAACTGTTTCAACTCTAGCCATTACTCACCCCTTCGCTGGCTAACAGAATGACTGAGACATTGGCCTCATCCTCATTCAGCGCGTTGTGAATCGCGAACACACGCCCTCGATACAGAACTCGCATTTGTGCAACGCTCTTCGGATCGTCAAATTCGGATCTATGACGTACTGTGATTTGATAAGTAACCACCGAAGCTATGCGATCTGCAATCCGGGCTTCGCGGCCTGATATGGGTTGAATATCAGCCCAAACAATCGCCACATCTGTCCAGGTCTGTGTAGGTGCACCCAACACATCCTTTGCAACAGTAGGCAGCTGAATGCGAACACGGTGGCACAACTGGCCCGCACTGATTGAGCTCATACCAAGCTCACTCGGTATCCATCGAGGAGACCATCCACGAATGACAATGGGTCGATGCGGCCACGCGAAAGCATTGCCACTTCTTCCCGATGGCCGTAAAGACTTCCCACCCGTAATTTGATCCAGCTCTTAAGTCCTTCGGGGACTGATGAGCTTGGGCCGTATCCGGCGTCAAAAGTGACGATCACAGAACCAATCTGTGGAAGAGTTGTGGGCCAAGTCTTTCCAAATACCGGAGTGAGTCGCGCAGGCTCGCATGCTGTGTCCAACACGTAATCACCCGCTGGCATCAACTGCAAACTGCCATTCATGTCCAGGTATTCGATGCTGACCAAAGACTGCACTGGGCATTTCGCAATAAGAATCGCGTGTCCGGGTAGGCTGAAGGCCGAATCGGAAGGAACATGCATGGTTAACGCACCCGGAAAGGCATCGAGCACCAGCCTCCAGCGAGCAGTCATCAACTGCCTGCCGGTTATTGTCTCGGCTGCCTGCCGAGCTGCGGTTATCAATGAGCCAATCAGCGCGTCATCGTCATCAACATCCACCCGCAGGTGCTGTTTTGCCTCAAGAAGCGTGATTGGCTCCCCCGCTGGAGCTGTGACCAGTTGCAGTGGCATTTAGACGATCTGCACAACTGCTGCCTGATTACCTGCATTGGCTGGCAGCTCTCTAGGATTGACGCCCAGGATTTGCGCTGCTGTCTGACTTGCGGCCACACCCACAGTGAGTGACAGGCGAACAAAGCCAAAGCCGTTCACCGTATCGAGTTCCTCGGGTTTGACGTTGATCAAGGCCTGCTTGTTGTCGCCAGTGGCTTTGACAATCTGAGTAATCGCTTTGCCACTGATG